ATTATCTCCTATTGAGTATTTATATACGCATATTTTGTAGTTTCTAAAACAGTCAACAATTTTGACTAAATACACCTATGAAAGTATCCGAAATCATTGTTGAAGTGTCTGCACCTGGAGCCTCTGGTATAAAGAACTCACTAGCAGGTGGCGCAGCAGCATCACCATTGCGTAAAGTTGCAGGTGCTGGATTAAAGTTCAAACACATTTTCACTAGAATTGATTACAAACGCAAGGCACTTGGTTCAGCAAGCACACGCTGGTCTGCCAAAATGGCTAGCCGTCTTGGTCCATGGATGATGTTATTGAAAATTATCGGTGTTGGCGCAGCTTGTTATGAATTCTGGGACGACATGGGTATTGCTGAACAGCTATACATTGACGGTGAAATTGAAGATGATGCAGAATTGGAAAGATTTAGACAATTCTACACAGGCGTTTTCATGGCACAGATTATAGTTCCAGCAGTAGCAAGAGCTATTATTAATAGTAGATATGTTGTGTGGATTGCTAAGTTTATTACACGCATTGTTGGATTAGGTACGGGTGTAGTAACTGCTGGTGCCAGCGTTGCTGCATTAATTGCTACAGAAGCATTTTTTGCATGGTTCCAATGGTGGCTTGGTACCGAAAAAGCCAAGAATTGGTTATCAGATGAATTGCTTGAGCCATTAATTTTACTTGGTAAAATCCCAGAATCTGCGTGGAGTTCATTAACTGGATATTACGAAAAAGCAGATACAAAACGTGTTGCTGCTGGTAAACCGTCTGGCAAATCTAAAGATAATACTGACTGGGCTGGTAGCGTACAACCAAAAGTGCCACCTGTGACGATTAATGGTGTGCGTGTAACTGATTCCGATGGGTACGTGTTGCCAAATGCTGATTTAAATCCAGCAGTTAAAGCAGCATTAATGGACCCAAATAGCGCAGAAGCTAAAAAATTCGCAGCAATTCCAAAACGCCCAAGCGGTGGTGCTGCTGATCAAGAACTTGGATACGCAAATAAAATCAATCCAACCATGGCTGTTGATCCAGCCACTGGTAAACTAGTCCCCGCTGCTTAACAGCATATTTCGATTCCTATAAATATAGTTACAGGAATAGTCTATGGATGACAAAAAACTCGATCAGCTGATAGAAGCACTCAATAAGAATAATGCTAAATCCAGTTCAGGATTTGATTCTTCTGGGTTTTCTGCTCTTGACAAAAAAGCCAAGGATGTTGGTGAGTCATTAAATCCATTTGCTAAAGGCGTTGGTGCAGCCAAGGATGCATTTAATAGCATTAAAGACACTGTTGATAAAAACGTTGGTGTTTGGCAAAATCTCAGTGGCACTGGTGCAAGTTTTAACAATGACGTTGTTGGGATGTCAGTCGCTGCCAAGGGTAATCGTTTATCCTTGGATGAATTTGCAAACGTAGTTAAGAATAACAGTTCAAGTTTTATTGGTTTAGGCGGAAGTGTAAACCAAGGCGCCCTCATGTTTTCAAAACTGGGCAAGGAAATGTATGATAGTGGTGTGACCGACCAGTTAAAACAAATGGGTCTAAGCAATAAAGAAGTTAATGATACTTTAGCATTGCAATTAAGTTTCCAAAGATCCACGTTTAAGGACAGCAAAGAAGGACATGCCGAATCAATAAGAGCAGCAACACAACTTGCTACTGAAATGGACGCGATGGCCAAATTAACTGGCAAGTCTAGAGCAGAACAAGAAGACAATATGCGTAAGGCAGCAGCTGATGCACAAGTTGAAGCTAAGATGCGATTAATTGGTATTCAACAAGGCCCTGAAGCAGAAGCAGCAGCAAGAAAGATGTATGCTGAACAATATAACGAAGCACAACTTCGCGGTCAAGGGCAAATGTTCAAGGAAGTGTTTGCTACTGGACACGTAATGAGTCAAGAAGCAGCTAACCAACAGGCGCTGTTAGGTAAGCAAGGTACTGAAACTGCCGCACAAGCTAGAGCTGTTGCAGCAGGTGATTATGCAGCGGCACAGGAGCATAACAAACGTGCCCAATCTGAAGCAATGGCCAATCAAAAGGATGAGGCAAAATTGCGCCAAGCATCACTTGGTGACCAAGGTGGTGTGGCTAGTAAAGTATACATGGAACAAATCACTGCTAATCGTGGTTTGTATGATGCAGAACAGAAGATCAGACAAGAATCAGCATTCAAGAACGCAAGTAATGAAACTGTATTAGCAGAAGCTAAACGTCGAATTGCACTTGAACAAGCTGGTAAAGATAAAGAAGGAAGGGACATTGCAGGCGCTGGTACAACCAAGGCAGTTGTGCAGTTGCAAAACCGAATTGGTGATGTGAATAGTGCGTTAATGTCTGGGTTAGTAAAGCCATTAAACGAAAAAGTAGGGCCTGCACTTAATAAAGTTGCAACTGGACCACTATCTGGAACAGTAGAGCGCAGGACTCCTGGTGGTAAAGTTGAAACAGTTGGTGCTGGTCAAGCATACACTGATACGGCTAGCCGTAGTTTTGAGAACGCAGCCGAAGGCAAAAACAAAGCAGGGACAGTCAAAGGTAATATAGCTGGCACTAGGGATGAGGGATATTTTGGTAGTGGTGCAATTGCATCAGCTGGTACCATTTTGGGTGGCATATCTGGTGCAGCAATGCGCGAAGTTGATTCGTTAACTAATAAACCGATTGCTGCCAGTGCCAATGCAAAACCGCAAACTGGGCAAACTACCGAAACGGTTGCATCAAAACCTCAAGAATCTGGTGAAAAGACCGCAACCCTAAATGACGTACTGACACAATTACAAGAGTTAAATACCCACATGAAAAATGTAGCTGGTAATACTGATAAATTGCACGATGCTACGAATAAACAAGTTAGGGCCACAAAGAATCTTTCAAATAACAGGTTCACACAATAAGGGATTTTAAATGAGTTGGAAGAAACATTTCACACCAGTTGATACAAGCGGAAGTTTAGGACCAGTTTCTGGTCTTAATCAAGCTTCACGCCCTGGTCCTGCACAAACGAATTATAGCAGTTTTTTACCTGATGTATATACTGGTAGTCCAAACCGTGTTGAGCGTTATCAGCAATATGAAGTAATGGATAGCGATCCAGAAGTTAACGCAGCGTTGGATATTTTGGCAGAGTTCTGCACACAAAAGTTAAAAGATAACAAGAGTCCATTTTCAGTAAAATGGCGTAACAAGGCCACAAACTCAGAAATTCGAATTCTAAGTGAATACTTACAACAATGGTGTAAGTTGCAGCAATTTGATACAAAGATTTTCCGTATTGTACGTAATGTTTACAAATATGGCGATGCTTTCTTTATTCGTGATCCTGAAAATTCAAAATGGAATTGGATTGATAGCAGCAAAATTACTAAAGTTATTGTTAATGAAAGTGAGGGCAAAAAGCCTGAACAGTACATTGTTAAAGACTTAGCACCAAACTTTGAACATTTGATTGCTACACAAATTACACAGAACATTAATCCGCGCAATGGTGGTGGCAGTTCTATTGCAACTGGTACATTTACTGGCGGTGGTGGTCTTGGACAATTTACATCACCCAATAGTGGTGGCGGATCAAAGTTTGGTCTACAAGAAAAAGAAAATGCAATTGATGCTGAACACATTGTACACATTAGTTTATCAGAGGGTTTAGACAATAATTACCCATTTGGTAATAGTTTACTTGAGAACGTTTTCAAGACATACAAGCAAAAAGAATTGTTAGAAGATGCGATTTTAATTTATCGCATACAACGTGCGCCAGAACGCCGTGTATTCCATATTGACGTTGGCAATATGCCAAGTCACTTGGCTATGGCATTCGTTGAACGTGTTAAGAATGAGATTCATCAACGCCGCATCCCTAGTCAAACAGGTGGCGGTCAGAACGTTATTGATAGTGCGTATAACCCATTATCAATTAATGAAGATTATTTCTTCCCTAAGACAGCAGATGGTAAGGGATCAGATGTTACTATGCTTGAGGGTGGTAAGAACATTGGTGAAATTGACGATTTAAAGTACTTTACTAATAAGTTATTCCGTGGTTTGCGTATTCCAAGCAGCTATTTGCCAACTGGATCTGATGATAGTCAAACTAACTTTAATGACGGACGTGTTGGTACAGCTTATATTCAAGAACTTCGCTTTAACAAATATTGCGAACGTTTGCAAGCATTGATGACTTCAGTATTTGACGAAGAATTCAAAATGTACATGAATAGTAAGGGCTTGAATATTGATAGCAACTTGTTTGAATTGCAATTTAATCCACCAATGAACTTTGCAAGTAGCCGTCAAGCTACTATTGATGCTGAACGTATTAATACATTTAATACAATTCAAGCAGTTCCTTTTGTATCTAAGCGTTTTGCTTTAAAGCGTTTCTTAGGTTTAACAGACGAAGAAGTTGCAGAAAACGAACGTTATTGGGCAGAAGAAAACGGTGAAGGTGAGGCATCACATACAGATGCAGCTGGCGAATTGCGTGGCGCAGGATTAAGTGCGGCAGGTATAGAAGGTGATCTTGGCGCAGCTGATGATTTGGCCGCACCTGATGAGATTGCAGGTGATATGGGTGCAGATGGCGGTGCTGGCCAAGTTCCGAATGTTGCAGCACCTAGTGCCCCTGCTCCTGGACCAATTGCATAAATATTATTATGATACTTAGAGAATTGTTTTACATCGATGCAGACACACGTCACGTGGCAAACGACTTGCGTTATACGCCAAAGCGTGATAATTCTGTTATGAGCAGATCTGACACTCGCAAGACTAGACTCACATTAAGACAAATTAATGAGTTACGCAAGAGTAGCGAAGCTCATATCTTAGAACAGGAAACCGAACTAAGTTTTATCCATAAAATGTATGCTGCACCACCTGCAGCACCACAATAATCACAAAAAATAGTCAAAACAGGGCATTTTTGTGCCATATGAGCACGGAAATTACACATCTGAGTAAATATAATACAGCCTTGTAATACAATCACAGGAGAACAAACATGACTGACCGCGCTCAATTTGAAGCAATGTTAAATGCTTTGATCAATGAAGATCAAGAAGCAGCTAAAGAGATTTTCCACAATATCGTAGTAGCAAAATCTCGTGAAATCTACGAAGAATTATTAGAATCTGATTTCTCTGAAGCTCAAGAAGAAGAGGAAGAAGAAAGTTTTGAACCTAAGGCACCAAAAGACACTGGTAATCCTTATGACTCTGAAGAGGAAGAAGGTGAAGAAGAAGGTGAGGAAGAAGAAGGTGAGGAAGAAGAAGAAGGTTCTGATGACGAATTCGGCGGCGAAGACGACGGCGAAGAAGGCGACGATGACGGTGAAGAAGATCCGTTCGGCGGCGAAGAAGAAGGTGAAGAAGACGGTGCTATCGAAGATCGCGTTATGGATCTAGAAGACGCTTTGGAAGACCTAAAAGCAGAATTTGAACAACTATTGTCACAAGAAGAAGAAGAAGGTAACCACGATATTGGTGCTATCCACGCAGCAGGCGATGAGTTTGGCGGCGACATGGGTGGTGAAGAAGAAATGGACGAATTTGCTGGTTTGATGGAATACACAATTAAGGTTCCAACAGCTAAGATGGGCGATAATGGTCAAAATACCAAGTCAATCGTAGATAGCAAAAACGACATGGGTGGTACAACTGCTAACATTGCTAAGTCATTCTCAACAGAGAAGGGCGGCACACAAGGTGGTTTGCTAAATCCTTCTACTAAAGAAGACAACGCTGGTAACATTAACGTTCCAGGCGGCAAAGCAGGTAAGACAGGTTTCACAAAGCGTGAACCAGGTCACGGTGCTGAGAAGAAAGGTGCAAGCGAGAAAGCTGATAACAAAAACAGCATGATCAACGGCGCACCAAAACGTGCAAAATAATAAAGAGACTAGCTAACTATGTCCTTATACCTCCGAGAGAATCTCAGTTTCAACGAAGCCAAAATGGTCGTTGAATCTGATGACAAAGAAGGAAAAAACTTATACATGTCAGGGATTTGTATCCAGGGCGGTATTCGTAACGCTAACCAGCGTGTATATCCTGTAAACGAGATTGGCAAGGCTGTCAAGACCCTTAACGATCAGATTCAAAACGGCTATTCAGTTCTCGGAGAAGTGGATCATCCAGATGATCTAAAAATTAACCTAGACCGTGTATCTCATATGATAGTTAATATGTGGATGGACGGTCCTAATGGTTACGGTAAACTTAAAATTTTACCAACCCCTATGGGACAACTAATCCGCACAATGCTGGAAAGCGGAGTTAAATTAGGTGTTTCGTCACGCGGATCCGGAAACGTCAAAGATGACGGATCCGGTGAAGTTTCAGATTTTGAGATTATCACAGTAGATATGGTAGCTCAACCTAGTGCTCCAGGAGCATATCCCACGCCAATTTATGAACACTTGATGAACAATCGTGGTGGTTATAATGCCTTACGCATAGCGCAAGAGGTTAAGGGTGATCCTAAAGCACAAAAATATCTCAAAGAGAGCCTATTAGCAATAATTGGCAAACTCCAATAACAAGGAGAATCACATGTTGGATGCGTTAAAACAGTTATTTGAAAACAATGTGGTTTCTGAAGAGATCAAAGGCCAAATTGAAGAAGCTTGGGAAGCTCGTGTAAACGAGAACAAGGAACAAGTTGCACTTCAATTACGCGAAGAGTTCGCACAAAAGTATGAACATGACAAGCAGACAATGGTTGAAGCCGTAGATCGTATGATCAGCGAGCAACTAGCATCTGAGCTTGTTGAGTTTGCAGATGATCGTAAGCAATTAGCAGAAATGAAAGTAAAGTATGCTAAGGCTATGAAGCAAAACGCATACGTAATGAAGGAATTCGTTACTCGTCGTTTAGCATCAGAAGTTAAAGAATTGCATGAAGATCAAGTTGCTATGGCAACTAAATTTGGTGCATTAGAACAATTTGTTGTTGAGGCATTGGCTCAAGAAATTACAGAATTCTTCAAAGACAAGAAGGACTTAGCTGAAACCAAGGTTAAGTTGATCCGTGAAGGACGTCAAGAAATCAAGAAGGTAAAAGAAGCATTTGTTAAACGTGCTGCTACAATGGTTGAAAGCGTTGTGACTCAGAATTTAAATTCTGAAATTACTGCACTTAAAGAAGACATTGAAGCTGCTCGCCGCGCAGACTTCGGTCGTAAGTTATTTGAAGCTTTTGCTTCAGAGTATCAAACAAGTTACCTAAATGAAAAATCGGAAACTGCAAAATTGCTCAAGGTCATAGACATGAAAGATTTGGCTATTCAAGAAGCTGCACAAGCTGTTGTAAAAGCTGAACAAATCCTAGAAAGCAAGCAATCAGAAATCCGTACTCTTAAAGAGAGTCAAACAAGAAAAGAAATCATGAGTGAATTGTTAGCTCCCCTAAACAGTGAGCAAAAAGCAATCATGGGTGAATTAATGGAGAGTGTTAAAACAGAGAAACTTAACGAATCTTTCGATAAGTATCTTCCAT